GTTCTACTAGTCCACTGTATGGATTCATACCTGTTTCATATGGAATCTTAACTTGTACACCTTCGAACGGTTTTGCGTAACGAGTTTTCATTACTTTACAACCTGCTCTAATACCACGTACTTCGCTAATCTTATTACCGTCTTCATCTTCTTTTAGTTTTAGTTTTTTCATTGCTACAACAATTGAAGATGCGTAGATAAATCCTTGACCGCCTGAAATCTTATCATCTGGATCAAACATATCTTGCGATGCATAAGTGTGATTAGTACATACAAGTCCTACATTATAACTGCCTATCATATTAACTGTGTTACGAACAAGTGAAGTCAATGCCTTAGGCTTACGACCCATATCACCTTTCATATCACCCTTGTTAAACTGATCAACATCTGTAGGTGTAAGCAACATACCTAAACTATCAATAACAAATAGTACCTTAGGACGGTCTTCTTCCGCCATTTCTTTGTAGTCTTTCATAAAGGTACTAACAGTTTTAGCAACGTCATCGATCATTGACATATTAAGTTTAAGTAGTTTTTCTTCGCTTGTATCTACATCTAGTGCGTGTAGCCAAGACTCATCAAGTGCATTCTCTGAGTCAATAAGAACTACAAAGATTCCTTGATCTTGTGCTGCCTTTACAATGTTACCTGCACAGATATATGATTTACCTGCACCAGATTCACCTGCAAATACAGTTACCTTACCCATCGGAACACCTTTGTGAAAGTCTCCGGAAATAAGATAGTTGAGTGCATAGTTACCTGTGCTAATCCAATCTGTTGGATCATTGAATCCACTACTCATACCTGTAATAGATTTAGTTAGTGAAGTTCTAAACTTCGTTGGGTCGAATGCTTTATTCGCCATATGTTTCTCCTATCTAAAAAGCAAAGTCTTTACTAGCGTTTGGAACGTTGACAGGTAAACCGTGAATCTCTGTTCTCGATTTTGCTAGTAAAGACATATTGGTTTTATTGTCCTTGACGTGCTCTAATCATTGCTAGAATGTCTTGAGCATTACCGTCACCTGCAGGAGCCGCTTCAGCCGCTGGTGCTGGAGTTGCTTCTGGTTGTGGTGCTGGTGCAGTCTCAGCCGCTGGTGTTGCCGCTGGTGCCGGAGTTGATGCTGCCGGTGCCTTTGGTTTATTTGGATCACCAGTTGCCTGACTCATACCTGCTGGACGGAAGTATTGACCCCAGCGATCCATATCAAATGCTTCACCGTCTACTGACGCCTCAAACATTTCTTGCATCACTTTAAGTTCTACTTCACCTGGCTTTTTAGGTAGGAAGTCATTAAGATTAAACAAGCCGTGTGTATTAACCGCATTCATTTCTGCATCACCTAGTGGACGATCTCTACGAGCCCAGTTAGATGTTGAATAGTCTGCGTATCCGCCTTTTGAAGTTTTGTTAAGACGGAAGTCTACACCAGCAGTATAATCTGTTGGCAGTTCTTCCATATCTGGATCCATAAGCGCCTGCTTAATGATCTGGAAGATTTGAGGACCAATAATAAATCTACGAATTGGATTCTCTGGTGTTGTGTCCTCTGCTAGTGGATTATCCACTACAAAGCCTTGGAAAATATAAGAACGTTTCTTCCAATATTTACGACCCATATCTTCAAGACTTGAGTCTTTAAACCATCCTCTTACTTCATTAAGGATGTTACAAGTCTCACCGTACATTTCCATACACGGAATTTGTACTTGTACAGGACGTGAGTCAGTTTGACCTTTTACGCCTGCAAATGGGAGTTTAATAACAAGTCGTTCTTGCCAGAAGAACGTGTTATCAGCGTTGCCATCAGGAAGAAAACGTAGCACTGCGCTATCGCCTTCTTTAATATTCCAAAATGGGTAAATGCTGTTATCGCCACCGCCTGAACTGCGGTTGCCGGAAGAGCTTGCTTCTTGTTCTTTGAGCTTTGCTCGGATTTCTGCTAATGATGCCATAGTTATGCCTCCTATAAATGTTGCCTATGTTTTGTGCCTTTGTTTGTAGCACAGTGTATAATATACACTAAACTACTTAGCTTGTCAAGTCTTTTCTTAAAAAAACTTGCAAAAAATCAATTTTATTAGCCAAATATGCTTACATACCGGCTAATCTTAATAAGTCGCCTTTTTCGATTGTAATCTTTTCTTCGTCATCGTCCGGATGATCAATTTTGTCGCCTTTTTCAGCGCCATTCATTTTTGCCTTACGGATTGTATCTCCATACGCATTACCTTCTGCATATGTAGCATATGTTTCCTGAATACGCTCAATAAACTGCTTTGCAGGATCGATATATTCTTCACCGTAGTCTTTTTCAATAGCTGTTAGTACTGCTGTTTCGCCTTTTGGAAACTGTCCTTCTTCTCTATCGAACAAAGATAGAATAAATTCTGTCATTGGAATTTGTGGCTTTTCTGGTTGTGGTTTTTCCTGTGCTTGTGGTTTATCGGAAAATTGTCCCATTATGTCATCTAGTGCATCAGTGATTGGATCCGACCCTTCTGGTACACAGTTGTTTACACGTTTACCGTTTTTACCTTCTTTAGTTTTAGGATTACCAATCTTATAACCGTCCCAACAAGCAGGGCCGCCAGCTGGTGAGCTTTTCTTTTCACTCATTAAGTCATCTGGTGTAAGTTCTTCTGCACGAGTTGCTTCGCCTACTAGTTTGTATACAAACGGAAATACATCTTTTAGATCTTCGTTAAACTGACGAATAGTAAGTTCGTCGATCCAATTTTCTGCAACATCGTTTGGTACATCTTCTACAACAGGTACTTCATAAGATTCAAATGCTTGTTTATAGAATGATTCTTTTTGTAGGCCGGACACAGTCTTTTTAATCGTTTCAAGTCTTTCAGCAACAGCACCCATATATCCTGCTAGACCTTCTGCCATTACGCTTGAGCGATTCATATAAGTTTTAAATTTGCGTAAATTAGCTAGTTCTTCTGACAGTCCTGTAATATGTTTACCGAAATCATCATATGGCTTTCCGCCTTCTGCAACGTGTCTTGCCATTGCTCTTGCACCGTTTAGATGTTTATAAGGATATTTAAATCTTTCACCGTCTGTGTTTTCTACGTAGATAGCACCAATTTTTCTTGTTCTACCTGTTGATTGTTCTTGGTTTACACTTTCAGTATGCTTAATAGTTAGTCTTGCATTACCAATATCTTGGTAGCTGACTTTACTTGTACCGTACATTGTTGACTCGCTCATTGTTTGTTCTCCGCCTCGTTGTTGCGCTAGGAATTTATAATCTCTCTTGTCTAAGTTTGATTTAGTAATATCTCTAGTATCAAACTGTAGTAATCTTTTCTTAGCAAACACACGTAATTCTTTCAAAAAGTTATACCAGTTTTGCCTAGTAATTGTATCTTCGTTTTCTACAAAACTGTTGCTATACATAACAGCAAGTTTATCTTCACTGATAGAAATACTTACTTTACCGATATTTCTATCTCCTTCTTTGTAATCAAAATCAAAAAAGCGAGCTACAATTGGATCATTAGTAACTTTTCCTGCTTCGTCGCCGATAGTAACGCTAGGGAACCTTCCGCGAATTTTATTAAATAGATCTTCTGCTATGTTGTCAAGACTCTTCATAAAAGTATTTATCAATAATTGCTACTAATGAAGATTGGCATTGGTGGTTCATAATCTTCATCGTGCTCTGCTTGGTTGAAAGAATCATATATTCTAGGATCCCAGTCTTTTAGTACAGCCATCATACGTATTGCTAATAGGGTTGCACTTACTAGATCATCTGTCATTCCAACCTTTGCTTGGAAGCTAGACCCTGTTGCTACATATCCTTTTAGTTCTGATATGAATGGTTTAGAATGCAAAGTCATCTTATCGTTTTCGATCATAGTTTTTAGCCTACTGCAAGCAGTTACTTTTGTACTATGTGTAGTATTAAAGCCTTTGCGGAATTTACGAACGTGTCCTTTTCGGATTGGCTCACTGACGAATAAACCCGGAATATTCTCTTCTCCAAAGTCATTTATAACGATTAGGGCAGCCTCGCCCAATCCATTGTTCTCCACGCTCCAGTAAATTCCCTGCGGGTTTTTAGTACATTCTTCTATATATCTACATATATCAGCCAATACTCTAATTTGTCCAGGTATAGCTGTGTTGTTATGTTGCCACTCTGCAACTTGTTCGTATGTTGGTAGTTCAAAAACTTGTATAGCAGCGTTATCTCCACCAGTGCCCATACTAGGATCAAGTGCCACTGCATATGTATATGTTGGATTAGGCTTTTTATACCACCGTGTTTGACCCATATTAAGAATAGGATTGCCGCCTTCCATTACTGCTAATTTAATACTGTTAATTAATGTTTCGTCAAATACTAAGAATTCACAGCCGTACTCTCGACGGAATTTTTCTTCTCCAATACGGCCGATTTCTGTTGTTTTCCAATCTTCGTCACGATCAGGATGTTCGCTCCAGTGCGCCATAAACGAACGGAAGCCATTAATTCCTAGTTCACTTTCATTACCGTGCTCGTCGAAGCGTTGTTCTGCTTGCTTCCATATAGTAGCAAAAGTATCTTCGTCTGAGTTAGGTGTGCTTGTAAGAATAGCACGACCACCTGTTGCTAATGTAGGTGATATCGAAGTCCAAAACTCTTCCGCAATGTTAGGCATAACAAAAGCAAACTCGTCACAGTATAGTAGCGAGATAGACATACCACGTCCTGTGTTGCCCGTTGTTGTTTGTGATACAATACGTGATCCATTCTCAAACTCAATACTGCCTTTATTGTAACTTGTAACACCTGCTCTGATATAATCAGGACACATTTCATATACATAACGTATACGTTGCATAATTTCCTGGGCACCTGTGTATTTGTGTGCAGCAATAAGAATAGTTTGGTCTGGATTAAACATCGCATACCAAGCAAGATAGATAGCAGCACAAGTAGTTTTACCTGTCTGTCGAGGCATCATATTAATATTAAAGCGATAGTTATGATAAGTATCCATTAATCCTAACTGGTAATTGTAAGGTTCAAACAAAAGTTTGCCTTGTACAGGATGTTGGATATACGCAAAGTTTTCTGCAAAATATAGATAGCCTGTATTAGGATCCATACACTTTGCAATATCAGCAATCTGATCTTCTGTAAATGTTTCTTGTTTATTCGCCTTTTTAATTAAGACGCCGTCTAATGATGCTGCCATATTAATATTTAGTGAAAAAAATAGGCACCGAAGTGCCTATTGAAGTTTATGTTGCTATATTATTATTATTTTTTCTTCTTTTTCATTGAACCACAAGAAGCTTCATCAGTCTTCTCGTCGTCCTCATCTTTACTTGCGTGTACTGCTTTGCGCTGTGCATCACTTGAATACTTTTCTTCTAATGCTTGTAGTAATTGTTCTTTGATAGACTTTGTTAATTCCTCAGCTTCAACAGCCATTGGATTGTCGCCATCTTGTGTAGCTTTGTATGCTTTCTTTTCTCTATTGATACCACCTGACAAATCTTTAGTCATTGTCTTAGTATCACTGTATTCTTCTTCTGGACTGTTATCCCAATCTTCTTCAACATCATCGTCCATCATTTCTGGACCATCTGTTGAGATTTTCATCATCTTTTTCATATCGCCCATTTCTGCATCACGTGGGTCTGGTCCAGGCATTGCCATCGGTGGCGGTGGCATTTTAACTGGGGCATCTTGTGGAGCTGCTGCTCCGCCCATTAATTTAATTAGGTCTTCAACAGCGTCACCACGTGCATTAAGTGTAACATTCATTGACACTTTGTCTTCTGGTTCGCTTGGCATACTCATATCGCTTCCGCAGCCGCCTTCTTCAATTCCAGTTTCTGTCATTCCACATTCTTCAACTGATTGAATTGACTCTAAAATAGTTTTCATATCATTTATGTTTCCTGCACCTGCTGATGGTTTGTTGCCAGCTGCCGCAGCATCCATATTTTCTAAGATTTTTTTCATATCCATTGTATTAGCCTCCTACGACCGATTTGCTGTTTTCTGATTCACCAATATCTTTAGACTCGCCTGGCGGAGTGCCTGCAATTGGATCGACTTCTCTTTCCTTACGAGCAACTTCTAATTCTTTAAGTAAGTCCATAACTCTATTACCTGCTACATCAGCTTGAGCACTTTCGCCGCCCATATCTTCTGTATTAAGTTTAGCTTCGTATGGTTCGTTTGATCTTTCTTCTTGATAATCTTCTTGTGGAGCAAGTGGGTCACGTACAATAATATTGCTTTGCGGGATATTGCAACATTTTCCTAGGTACTCTTGTAATACTTGCACTGTAGTCGGGTATGTAACTTCTGCTTCAAAATAAGTTACATCAATATTATCTAATTGTGGAAAGTCTAATGGACGTTTCGAAATAGGTACTCTTTTACCGTCTGTTATTTTAACTAAACCGTATTTTCCGAGTGCGTTTTCTAGTCCTGACTTGCATTCACTAGCATAGTCACCTGCTACACCAATTTTAAAATCATAAGTCTTTTTAGACTCTGTTAAATATTCTGAAAAACTTTTCATAATCATTATTCCCGCTTTGTATTATTTATCCATATTCTTTAGTTTCTCTAATAAACTATTACGGTCTGTAACTACGTATCCTTCACCTGATACAATATTTCCTTCACCGGAAGACCCGTCTCTATCCATTTTTTCTTTTTTAAGTTGCAATTCAATCATTTTTAATTTCTTATCCATTTTTGCAACTTTAGCATCTAATGATGTTTTTAGCATACCCCCTGCTACTTCAAAAACACGACCGCTATAGCGGCTTTCAACATTCATACCAAGATCCATTAAATCTTCATATGCGTTCATTGCTTTATCTGCAACTTCATTTAATTCTTTATCGGCCATTTCGCCCAAGCCTTTAACGCTAGGTAAAGCAGCCGCAATTTTATCTAGTTCTTGAATATCGCGTTGAGTTTCTTCTGCTTCAATAATAGCAGTATCTTTTTTTGTTTTTTTATCTTCTGCTTTTGCGTCATCTACAATTTCTTTCGAATCTGGCAAGTTTAGAAGTTCTTCTAATTTTTTAGTCATTGTTTATACCATTAAATGCTACTATTATTTAGCGTCTTTTGCCTCCTTGATGAAAAATATCATTTTCAGTAATTATTCTAAATATGATACCTTTTTGTTTACAAAATGCATATGCTGCTGCCCACTTTGCTTGATTTACAATATAACTTGCTTGATTTACTCTTGATTTACCGACTTTTTCTCTAATTGTTTGATTTGCTGGTTTTACTTCTATAAGTTCGACCCTTTTACCCTTCGACTT